AAGGTCTATAATCCTCATATCTTTGGCGACTTAACTCTTTCCCAAATGCGGACATCATTTCCTAAAATGCGGAAATCAATCCTTTCCAATTTACAAAACATTGGAAAGAATGGTCATAAAGGGCAAGGGGCTGTCTAACAAGTCCCTAAAAATGAAAATCACCCCCGCTAGATGCACTTCTGACGGGGGTGAAACTGTTAAAATTGGACTTGTTAGACAAGCTCATACCAACTTCGTATGATTTAGGATATATGCTATCCTCTTGTTGCAGTATTTATTCCCATCAGACAGGCGCTCGGCTATCATATTGTATATTTCACCACGCGAGATTGCGTGATACACGCGCCCGAACTCTTCTCTTAACTTATTATTAATTAGGTGTACTTGATTGTGATCATCTATAGTGCGCTGAGATTTTTCGCGCACACGCTTGTTATTTTTCATTTTTTATCTATCTTTGTGCGTCCGACATATCAAAAGTGCATCCGTCACCGTTAGGGTTAAGCCCCTGCTGGGTGAGGATGCACCTTTACTATTAGATGTCGGACAACTTCAAATAGAGAGCAGGGGCTTTCTTTATGCCCCCTATATCGGGACTACCAGTCCCAGTAAAGATAGATTAGATCTATGGTAAAATACGTTTAGCGAGCGACAATATCTTCTTGCGATAAACAATCGCGAGGATGCCAAGCAATACCCATAGCGCAACTATCTGCGTGCGCTGCCATCGGGTAACTTTTATCACCTCCTTGACACTTACCTCGGTGCGCTTATCCACATGCCACCTAACCACCGTATCACGCACGATGTGTTCTACGCGCTCTACGCGCACTGGCAACAAGGCGCTATCCTTCGCATCGAGGGTGTGGCGCAGTCTGCCCTCTGCATCTATCTCTGCTAAGGTGGAACAATAGGCGTTCTCTAACTGCGAATACTGCGCTTCGGTAATTATAGCGTCGTGCGATGGTGGCAAGGGACACAGAACAAGCGTATCACGCTCCACAATGCGTAGCGTATCGTAGCGTGTGACGTACACACTATCTCGGTAGACAACGGCCGAGGCTGTCCCCGCCTGACGGCAGGGGCAGCACCCAGCACAAACAACTAAATAACCAACTACTATTATGAACAGCGTTTTACGCATCTCTTCTATCTTCGCACGGAATAATATACCTCCACCACGCGCACCAAGAACGTGTAGAGTTATACTCGGGGTTATCGTCATTCATATAAGCCTCGCGCTCGAAGCAATTATCTCTGTAGGCATCCATCCACACCTTGGTAAACCACGCGGGTATAGCCTTAACCTTATCGCGGAAACGCTTGCCTTTAAAAAACTCCTTGGCATTGTGGTATGGCGGGCGCACAAGCTCCGCGAAGAATGCCAGCACATATATGACGAATGGCACAATTGGCAGAGCAAGCAGGTACCACCAACTTGCATAGATGTTGCATAGGATGAGTGCTACTATGGCGCCCAGCACCAACAGCTCATACTGCTGATAGGCGTGCGTGCCTTCGTGGCGCTTCGATTTGCAGGTGATCTGCTCTATTGGCTTGCGGCTAAACACCAGCCCCAGTATGTTCATCAAGCCGAAGCCTCGCATCGGCAAGATGTTGTTGTGAATGAATTTCATATCTTTAAATTCTATGGTTTCGATAATCCGATATAAATAGTCTCCAGCCCAATTCGACGTCGGCCATCACGGCGGGCACGCCATTCTCGACACGCGACATTGCGGCGACGATGGGCACCATTATTTCTGTGTTCGTCGTCGTTACGCGCACGGTTGCTGGTACGCCAGACCATTCAGCAACGGCGTCGATGTACGCGCGCGTATGGTTCTCGTTCGCTGGGGCATATCGTGCTATCATTGCCTCGATAGTATTCAAGTTGTGCTTTCGCTGATACGTATGTAAGAGTACGAAGATTGCTCGGTAGCCATAAGCCATCGACGTGAATGTTTTGAATGCTCCATCCTGCGATGGTTGAACCTCGCCCTGGTAGGCAATGTTATTATTCCTGATATTCCCGGGGTTGTTATTTCTCAGCCCGCGAGGCTGTGTTTTCTGCTTTGTCATACTAATATCCACTTTGAGGTTCTCGGCTTGCACAATTTCTACGCTCGCATAGCTTTAAGGCTCGCTCGGTTTCCAGTACTGACACCTTGCGCGTAAGCTCGAGCTCTCGCGCCGTTGTCGCGCGGAGGACATCCGTCTGGGAGGCGAAGCGCTCCTCTTTTTTCAGAAGCTGCTCTTGCAAGAACTCAATTTGCTTGCGTAGCACGCCAAACTCACTATCATCCGCTGTAGCCTCGTCGACGCGTTTTCCATATTTACGGGTTACCGCCCATTTGATAAACTCGAACCCGCCGAGCGAGGTAATAACCGTTACTGCTACACTTATCCAGTCCATTTTACAAGTCCCCCGCGAGGGCGTTTTTAATAATTATTTTACCCGCCTCCTGCCAAACAATTTTGTCACCCACGAGCATCGGGTTGGTGCCCAAGCACACGTGGCTGGCGAGCACTCCCGTCGATGGCACGAACACGCGCAGTGTAGTAGTATTCTCTCTGCTCAGCACGTAGTAGTCATTTGCAGCGATGAACTCCCCGCGCGAGGGGTATACTGTACCCGATAGTGTTGTGTCCTCTCTTGGCAGTACCGAGATAATCGCCCCCGTAGCCGAGCCTTGGGCAATGACAGTGTGATCTGTTATCGCTTTCAAGTCGGTATTCTCCTGTGCCAATGCAATGTTCGGCCACACGTCTGTGAGGTAGTTGTGCCAATATAGCGTTGCTGTGGTAGACGTTAGCGGCATTGCCGAATAGGCAAAGCCCCCCGCCATCAGTGCAGGACGGCCGACAAGACGCCCGTGGCTCACCGTCGTTTCGCGTTGCAGTATTCCATATTTATCGAGGACGTATATACGCAGCTTATCCGAAGTGCCATCGACATTGCCTATTAACGTCCACATAGATATGTCTGCGTCATACATTGCATTCGCAACCATCGTCTTACTCTCGACAGCGGTATCTGAGAGGGTTATAGCAGCTCCAATGTCGTCAATGCAACTCAACAGCTTGCCTTGTGGGTTGTACGCCGTAAGTCTACTGCCGACACCTGCATTCGGCTCGCTGACACATACCGCGTTAATTCCCTTGCGCAGCTGCACGCCCGCGCCGTCGGTAATAGCGATGACACTCGTTTCTTTAGACACAACGTCGAATAGGCGTATTTCTCCACTCCCTTTGTATATTAAAGATGTGGCGAAGCCGACACGTTGGCTGGAAATAGTATACGTCGTGGGCACTTCATCTATGCGCGTGCGGGAGGGGAGCTGCTGCAACTGCACAGAGTTGATACCACGGCGAATATTCTCCTCGATATATGCAGCATAGTAGTAGTTGCCTTCATCGTCGAGCCACGTCGTGTCGAAGTCTATGGGCTGCTCGTTGTAGATGTCACCCTCTAGTGTCTGCGTGGCACGCCCTCGGAATTGTCGCATTCGCATCGCTATAATATCGGGCAGTGTGCACCTGTCAGCAGGAGATAGATAGCCAGCTATCACCCTCCCTGTCGCTACATCAACCACCCCTGACGATAGGGCGCCGCCCAAAGCGGGCACGGCTCCTCGTTCACCCCATCGCTGTGTTATCTCTTCAGAGCCCGAACCGTACCTGCTGATAGAGATTACCTCTGCGGGGGCGTTGACAACCACGCCCTCTTCTTCCTCATCGTCCGCATCGGCATCGGTATACGACACATTCACTCGAGGTGCTGCCATCTCGAAGCTTCCCTTATATCTGTCGGCGAATATCACCATTGCGAGGCGCATCAGTGCACCTCCATCGGGGACATCTTTAACCTCGATGTCGACAGTCGTAGGCTCGCCGACATATACATCCACGCCCATTGGGGTGTCTACTCGGGCCGGGTCCAGAGTGCACCCAGTTATACCACTGAATAATACGGTCCAGTACATATCGCCACTTACGTCATACCACTTCTTCTGCTGAGCACTCCACATATACGTACCCTTGGGCGCTGTCATCGCTGAGCTATAGTTTTCGCCAGCATTTAGCCACGCTAATGAGTTCTGGGCATCGACCGCGATAATAACGACACCCAGTGGCAACGACGACTTCGTCAGATTGTAAAGGTCGAGCGAGAACGTCAAGGTGCAAGATAACGGCATAATAACGCTATCTATCGCCTTCCCCCACCACTGTGTCCTGTCAGTTGGCGACGAGGGCCTTTGGTATCGGCAATATGCGAAGCGGATACCATTATACCCTTTGCGATACTCCACTCTATACTTAGGCTCGGGGACCCCTCGCTGAATCACCCACTCCGATGGCTCGACATACGAGTTAAGCACCACGTTCATCATATCTAACGAGGCAGCATCTCCTCTGCGAACCTCCTTTAACGGTGGGCGCATCGTCATTAATGCCGACGTCGACAGCCCATAGTCTCCAGGCCCGAGAAGCGGGAGTGTCACGGCACGCTCAGAGACACCCGGGAGTGATGTAGCGTACCAGGCGGGGCGTTCTGCTGAGGCTAATGCGAATACTGGGCGCACGCGGAACAGCGCACCATATCCTTGGTGCATCTGTAGCCCGAAATTCTGCAGCACGGCTGTCAACACATCGTAGTACGATGGTAGCGCGTCGGTATCGCCATCACTCATACTGGCATATATACCCTCATATGTGAGCCCTATCTGCGCTTCTGTGACGGCACTTTGCTCTATCGATACGTTGTCGAGCCCCCATATAGATGCCCTCAGTGGCATAGATAGAGGCTCTGTCAACGTCCATATCAGCTCTCTCAGGTTAACGAGCCCCTGCCAACGCTCGCCCTTGGGCGTTGCGAAGGGAGTATTTCGCAAGATGTCGAACCCATCTGTGGCATTTATGTCAACAGTATATGGAGGGTTTGCAAATGGCTGCGAGTACTGGCCTGTCGATAGGTAGCCTTGCCATATCGTCGTTCTGCGAATACCTTGCACCAGATACACGCGCACGCGATACTTGGACGGGTCGTCGCTGTACAACTTGCGCAGATCGGGAGTGTCATCCGTCACTAATACACGAAGTGAGAGGTCGCTTGCCACTATAGGCTGCAGCTCGCCAGCATCGCGCGCACCCCTACGCAGCGTGAAGCCATCCACCTTTGAGCGCAGTGTCACGGCAGCCTCACTGCCTGCATAGTCCTTCTCCTCTATGGTTATCAGCCACTCCTTTTTATCGCGCATCGGCGACTGATAAAATATATTATATCGCACTACGTATGCCATTATCCTCGACGTGTTATTCGTACATTTTCTCGGTTAAGGATGGCTCGCACAGCATCGCCGTGGAGCTCGAACTGTACGCCGCCTACGAGCTCAAGTTGCATTCCACCCATATACTGGCGTAGCTTCGATAGCGGCGCCACAACCTCGGGGTCGGTTGTCGCTCCAGGATTGTCGCCAACGACCGCAAGAGTAGGCCCGTAGGCCAAGCCCCCCTGCGCAAGCTTTATCGTCTGAGCCTTGTTCAGCATTAGCTGGCCAGCAGCTATGGCTACCATACCTACTGGTATCGCTGCCAATCCGAGACCGACACTTCCGATTACGGCCTTTAGCTTTGCGAAGATAGTAGACGACGTGATAATGGTGGTACCGATCTGCTTCAGCATATTTCCGATAGCCTCGAGCATTAGTTTTATCGGATTAAAAGCCTTGCCAGACAGCAGGTCCCCAATACCCTCGCCTATACCTACTACAATGCTATGAAAGGCACCATCTACCAAGCTACGTATCCGCTTTCCACTTTCAGAGATCTCTCCCGCCTGTTCCTCGGCATCGCGAAACGACTGGCGCAACCAGTGAATGCGAAGCAGTACATCGCCACGATACGCCTTGGCCAACCCTTCGGTGCTTACAGTGGTGAGCGACGATAGATTTGCGGCATCAGATGTTATTAGATTCTCATTTTCGGCCCTCCATCTATTAACCGATGCAGCCAAAGCCGCTTGCTTTTCGGCCTCGGCCTTGCGCGCAGCCTCTTCTGCTTGCTTCCTTGCAGCCTCGGCAATAGCCTCCGCATCCTCTCGCTCGCGTGCGCGCAGCGCTACAATGTCCTCGAGGGCACGGATAGTCTCCTTCTGCACCGATAGCGCTTCCTTTTGTGCCTTATTCAAGCCGCCGCCATTCGCTATTTGCCAACTGTTAACATCGGCATTAAGCATCGCCTTATAATCCGCAATGAGCGCCTGCAACTCGTCATCCGAAACCGAAGGCCTATTATACATATGCATAGCAGTGTTATAAGCCTCTCTCTTGCGCTCTTCATATAAGCTTTGGCGATATGCTCTCACGCGCTTCTCAGCTTGCTCTGTACTATTAGCCACGCTCATTATCGCTGCCGCTATTGCCGCAAACCCCGCGACAATACCGCCAACTGGCGTTGCCAAAAATGTAAGTAGCGCAGGTACCATCGTCGTCAATCTGCCAACTAACGACAGCAGCGGGCCGAGAGCCGCTACCGCTGCGCCAATGCCTACAACCCACTCCATAGTTCCTGGCGTGAGAGTCTGCAACCACGATACAATATCCGACATCCACTCCGTTAGCTTTTGCAAGATGGGCAGTAGGGCGATGCCAATCTGTTCCGCCAGGTCGCCGAGCTGATTTTTAAGCTGCATCATCGGGCCTGCACCCGTTGTGGCGGCAGCCTCCGCAAAGCCCTTGTAGTTGGTGCCGACATACTCGATGGCGGCACCCGCCTTAAGCTCCTCGGCGGTAAGCTCCTTTAGTGCGGGGATACTCTCGCCCAGCTCGCCAGTGAGCCCGCTATATGTCTTTGCGAGGTTCTTCACGGCACCCTCGAGCTCCATACCCGTTGCATAAGACAGCTGTGCTGCAGCCTCTATTGTCTCTGTGATCTGCTGCTCGGTGAGCCCAAGCGCAGCGAGGTATGCTTGCTGGTTGATAATTACCTCGTCGCCGAGGGTGCTACGTGATTGGAGTTCCGCCGCCGAAGCGATAAGTTTGCGCTGCACATCTTCACGCCCCTTCAGAGCTGTGAGCAACTTAGCCTCAGCCTGAAGCTGCGTGTTGGCTGCCGCAACCGACACCCCCGCAAGTGCCGTGAGAGGTGCGGTGATATACTTCGACATACTATCACCTACGCTCTTCATCTTCTTGCCGAACTCGCCCACGCTCTTCTCGAGCGTGCGCAACGTCTTTTCGGCCTCGGCACCATCGGCGGCAATCCTAATTATCAGGCTCGCTAATTTCTTGCTCATCGTGCTTCTTCTTATGTCGTTTGACAATTTCAGCTACTCTGCGTTGTCGCTCCTCGGCGGTTATCACCTCCACCTCGCCCATCGCGGGCTTATCCCACGGCAGCGGGAATAGCTCCATAATATTCGTATTTTTGTCCGTTATCCAGCAGGCTGCGAGGCGTGCTGTGCTCCACCGCGTGCGTTCCCAATCGTTACGTATCGACTGCTCGCGTGCACGCAGCCATCCTGCATATGCGGCATTGAACTCTACCAGCTCAAGGTCGTAGATGTCGTGGGGTGCAAGCCCCATCATCCCGACACCTACGGCCAAGAGCAGCTCGAGTGTTATTCGCCGTCCTTCACCTTTTTCGGCTTGGCCGTCGAAAGCGACGGCCTCGGAAAAACCTCCGAGCCTTTGAATGTAGATGTGAATCCAGAGATTACCTCTTGCGAGAGTGACATATCCACTGTCAGCGCGTCATAGATGTCGTAGACATTATAGTGCTTGTCGATACCCTCGCGCTTCGCTCCAGCATTCAGGGCCTCAACCGCGATATTTGCCACGAGGTTTATCTGCGCCTCGAGCGTCGACTGGTTGGCCAAAAGCTCGCCGAGGCCAGTGATGTCGACATCATATCGCTGTGCCAATTTCGCCAGCGTCATTATGGAGAAGTCGGCGGGGCACTGCTCACCTGAGATATTTAGATACCTTATCATAGTTATACCTCGAAGTCGTTGAATGCGAATTGTGCAGAATAGGTGGTATTCTGCCCCACCTGCCCAGTCATAGATACGGATGTTGCCCACGCCTTGGGAATGCTGATAGTCGCGAGCTTATCGGTTTTTGTTCCCATTGGTAGCTCCGAAAGAAGAGCTACGGGAGCACCGTCTTTCAAGAGTATTAAGAGTTGATCGACACCGTGCTCGCCATCTCCTACCTCTGTAGCTACGAGCCCATCTACCTGCACAGTACCACTATGCCCTGTCAGTGTCTTCTGCTTGCCTTCTAAACTTTTCGTCTCCCAGTCCTCGAAATCGGCGTTCAGTGTAATCTGGTGTTGTGTCGCGTGAAACACGGGAGCGTCGTCAACCAATACGACGAGATCCCTACCCTTTAATATACTCATACTATCTTAGTGTATTAATTGTTAACTCTTTCGCTATCAAGCCGACATCTGGGTAGTCTGTCACATCGATGTCAGCAATGTACATTGTCTTGCCGTCGAGTGTCTTTTCGTCGAGTGCCGCGACAACCTGCGTAGTTACGCGCTCGAGTATCAACATATTCGGGGCATATATAGAGAGGTTGATAGTTCCCTCATACCCAGCGATGCCGCTCTTTGTGCGCACCACGCTCTCGCTTGCCGAGAATACGGCGTAAGGGGCTGTCGCATCGGCTGGCGCTGGGAGTGTGTATGTCGGGAGTATCTTCTTTAATGCTGCAACTAACTCTATCATAAGGCTCGCTCGATATTATCTAATACCATATCTGCTACACGTTGCACTTCTGCCTCGAAGGCGTCATAGACAAAGGGGTTGGGCCGCATCTTTCCCGTAGAGCTCTTGGACTTTTTGCGGAAGCGCTCAGGCGTGCCGTTATGCACAAATAGCGCGTAATACGGCTTGCCCTTCACGCCCTTCTTTGAAGTGTACGTCTTGGCAAAATAGACATCTACAGCTGCGCCTGGCGCATCCTTTTTGCCTCGCGCCGTACGTACACGTATGGCACTTCTGAGCGCGCCCTTGCGCACTGGTGCTCTGCTCCTCACGGCCTGGCGAAACACATTCGCACCAGGCTTCATCAGCTTTGCGAGATCACGTTTATTGAGCTTGCCATAGATGGCGCTCAGATCACGCTGCAGATTGCCGATATTCTCAACATCAAGTTCCATAGCTCTGGTCGTCTGCGTAGGTGATGATATGCACTCGTCTTCGCCTGCCCTCGGGGATAACATCCACTATCGGGTGTATCATCCCGTCGAAGTTTACATAGCGGGCTTGCTCAATACCTTGGCGCCAATGCGTTGTGAGCACTACCTGGTGCTCGCCAACAAGACGCCCCGCCTGCGTTCGGCGGCTGCCTCCCGAGTATGTCGCTTCACACCATACTTCACCCCACAAGGAGCCCACGGCCGCGGCACTGCCATAAGCATCAACCGCACCGCCTAAGTATAGCGATGCCTTTATGTTATAATTCGCCATACGGATAGATACGATAGGGGTTAAGCAATGACTTTGCGGACATCGGGAGCTCATTAACAGAGCCTCCGACGACGTCAGCTGAGTTCTCGAAGAAGGTCCCAGCCATTAGCATTATGGCCTGAATAATGGCGCCTGGAATCCTGTAGGGAAGCTCAACTTCCCCCGTATTCCCAATGCCTTTCACGTCAATATCGCGATAGCCCACTAATCCAGCCACACCTACCTTTGCGCCAACGGCGGGCGCATCAGGTAGAATGACATAGGCCCGCTTATCCGTAGAGTATAGTTCCGCGTCGTCGGTATGGTCCACCCCATCAACGAACACTACGCTTAACTCCCGATACGGGGCAATAGGGAGTTCTATCTCCCTACTGCCATCCGAGACACATTCGTATATGCTATCCACCTGGCAGATACATCTATTCGTATACTCCTCTGCAGCCGATATTGCATTCTTTACACACAGAATGGCGTAATCGTACAACTCGCCATCCTTCGTCGTTACACGAAGATGCTTCTGAACGATATAGCTAATGAGGTTAGCCGGATATTGTTTCGAGCTTAAGCGTAGCATATCTATGAGGTATTAACTATTACGATGCCTTCATCTTGAGACCTGCGAGAGGCTCGTACTTGCCAGTCTTTGCGATAAGCTGGCCATCAGCAGACACGAATGCCTGCACGCCAATGCAGTTGTCCTTGTAGAACTTCTCCTCCTGGTATACACGCACGCGCACACCCTGAACGATGCGGAGGACATACTTTTTGAGGTCGCCGAAGATGATGGGTACCTTACCAGCTGCGATGTCGGGCATCTCGTCGTTGATGACGACTGTACGGCCAAAGATTCTGTCGGGCTCGCCCTCACGAGGAGACTCGATGAAGATAGGTCTGCCCTGCTCGTCGAGCACCTTCATCAACGCTGCGCGGGTTGTAGAGTTCATCATAAACGACGCTACCCCCTTGCCGTTGTGTGGTGACTTGACTTTCGCCAAGAGGTCGACGAGGTCGGCATAGGTAATAGCCGTTGCCGAGGCCGCTGTTGCCACAGACACCTTGGGTACAATGGCCTGTACGCCATCGGTAGCAGTTCCACCCGTCGTTGCGAGATTTGTGAGACCACGCGCGATATGCTCAGTGAGCAATGCTACGATAGCACCCTCGATGTCGGCATCGCTGCCCTCCATAAGGGTGATAGATACGGGAATGACAGGCAGGCGGTAATCGTACGCCTTAATCTCGATGCCCTCGAACGTAGCGGCGCCCTCATCATTGGCAGCGCCCACAGTGATACGCTTAAGTGTCATATCACCCGAGAGGATGGGCTCGACAAAGGTCTTTGCGTGTGATGTGATGCGTAGGTCTACGCCATTCATCAACTCAAACGCGCCCTGCAGGCCGAGGATGATGCGCTGCGAGATCTCCTTGGGGATCATCACTGCGCCATTCTCTGTTGTGATGGCTGTACGCTGCTCTTCGGTGATGTGGCCGTTGCGCATATAGTCGCAGAAGGCGCGCTTCTCTGCCGAGCTCTCCGCGTTGCCTCGCTTCTCTGCCACTGCGGCCTCGGCCTGACGCTTGTCTTCGGCCTCGAGTATCTCAGCAGCCTTGATCTGCGTGTCGAGCTTCGAGCGCTCCTCGACGAGCCCCTTGAGCTGGGCCTCTTCGTCGTTGGTCAAACTCTTCTCTGCGCGCTTCTCTGCCGCATCGGTAATAGCTCGCATCTGCTCCTGGAGCGATGCGCGCTTCTCGTATAACTCCTTTAACTTCATAGATATAATAGGGTTTAAGAAAATGATTCTACAATAGCCTTAGCGAGGTTTAGTGACATGCGCTCAGGCTCAGGCTCATCCTTAGCTCGTCGAGCGGCGGCCAGCGCTCGCTCGTCCACCTCGACAGACGTCTGGGGATACTGGCCATTGACCACGATAGAGAGGTCTGCGAGCTTGGCGACCTGCTCGATGCGGCGCACATCGTAGGTCTTGCCTTCGACCACCATGTCATACGACCATCTATCCTCTTTAACCCAGAATGCGAAGCTGCACTCCGAGATGTCGCCACGCTCGATGAGCGCCACGATGTCACGGCCAACCGTCGTATCTGGCACGAGGAAGCGGAATGCTACGCCGTGCTCGTCGATAGTGATAGAGAGCGTACCCTCGCCATTGCGCGAGCGGGCAAGAATAGACTGCACATCGCGAGCGTGGTCTACGACCATCACCACGTCGCTCATATCTGTGTTAGCGAAGGCCCCGCGCGAGATAATCTCCACCCATTCATCCCATATAGGCTTTGAGTATTGCTCGAAGACAACGGCATAGCCGCTGACATAGCGGTCTGTACCGCCATCCTCGCGCTCGACCTTCTCGACGCGGAACTCCGCGGGTGCTGCGCTCAATCGGCGCAACTCGATATTATTTAGATTTTCCATTTCCATTTTGATTATCAATATTTGCTGGTGTCGTCATATTCACTGGCACGTAGTGCTGGTCGCCCCCCTCGTATGGTGGCATATCCTCAAGCGCGCGTATCTCATTAGGTGAGAACACGCCGATGTAATAAAGTTCTTTATACCAGTCCTTGCGGGTGGCGGTGTCGGCCCTGAATAGTCCGCGAAAGTCGATGTCGACATAGTACTCAGCCTTCTCGCTTTCCAGGAATAGCTTATTATTGAGCTCCTCCTCGAGTTGTTCGATCTTCGGTCGGATACAGTCGATATAGAACTCGATATTGCCCTGCTCGTTATTCGAATAGGTGCCACGTGTGAGGTCGCCTACCTTATGTGGCGGCACGCGGAATGCCGAGGCTACCTGATCGATGCTCTGCAGTTTTGTCGACACAAACTGCGCATCCTCCGGGCTAAGAGTCATAGGTGTATACTTAAGACCCTCTTCGAGGATGATAGGTGTGCCAGATGTCTTGGCCTTGCGGAGCATCTTGGTTAAGTCCTTAAACAGACGCGCAATGCCATCATCGTTGAGCTTCTGATCTGTCGCGAATACGCCCGCCGTGCGGAGATCGCGCTTATAGAGTTCCTTGCTGAAAAGTGTCGTGTTGTGACAATTTTCAATATCGTCACGTAGAAGCGATATAGGGCTTATGCCCTCTATGCCATCCTTCGTATGACCGCGGAAGTGGATGATGTCGCGCGATGGCGCATCTATAGCGAGGGGTGCGATGTGGTAGAACACATCGTTATCGCCCACCATTATCGACACATCGTCTGCGCTATAGTAGTCTACACGTGTCGGATAGCCCCTTTTATCGCGAGCCGCGATGTAGCCATAGCCATTGCCGCGGAGCTCCTCGGCCGTGATGATGGCGCGGAAGAGGTCGATGCGCCCTACCAGCGGCGACGGCCTATTGAGTAGGCGGGCAACTGGATGGTCGTATACGGTGATGCGCGCACCGTCAGGCATGCGACGCTTAACGTGAATAGGAAGGGTGCCGATGGTGTCGGCAATAAGACGCACACACGCATAGACGGTCAGCACACGCATAGCGCCATCGCCCGCGAGGATAGGACTATCGCCACTCTTCGTGATGCTCACTGGGAGCACCAAGCTATTCGATGGCTGCGTATTGCTAAATATTCGAGATAATATGCCCATTTGCTCTAATTCTTTAGCACAAAATTAGAGCACCACTTTAGCAGATTTTGTTAACGTCATTAACATTTTACACTTGCAGACACACCTTTGTTTACTTTGTGTGTATAAGTGCGCATAAAAACACAACGCCGAGGGAGAGGCTTGTGGCCTCACCCCCGGCGTTAGCTTATGATGGCAGCACTACTGGCGCTTGTAGAATTGCGATAGCGCGCTTCTAAAGCTGTCGTATGACTTATACTTTCTTTTTCCCATCAATGCAGTATATTGCCGCTCGGTACACTCGTATGCCTCCTCACACTTCGGATAGTACGCTCTGTTCTTTACGTAGCGGGCGAAAAATCCCGCGGGGCTGCTGATGAAATCTTTATCAGCGGCCGAGACATTACTCATCGTCATCGTTCCAATCTATATCGTCTAAGTTGTCGTTGTCGTCATCGTCGAAGTACTCACTGCCTATTATGCCGCGATGCGTGTATACTGATGCTTGCTCTGCACTATCGGACATCGACTGCCCGAGCGCCATTATCGCCGCTACGATGCCGTCGATCTTCTCACTCGACTTCGACTTGTCAGGGCGGCGGTTTCCATTCACATCCTCGCGGATGACCACATTAGCGAGCATCCATCGAGCCACAGGGTTGTCATAATGGTCTACGATGCCGAGGCCGACGATGCGCTCGAACTCCTTGGTCGGCGCAGCATAGTTACTTATCGTCTGCGTGAATGGCTGAAGGTTCACACCCATATCTACGAGCTTCGGCGCCACCGACGAGGCGTTCCACGGGTCGTAGGCTACCACCTCAATGTCGTACATCTCGCCCAGCTTGGCGATGTCCGCCAAGATGTAGTCGTAGTCGGTGACATTGCCGGGCGTTATCGTGATTAGCCCCTTCTGCACCCACTCCTCAATGTTAGCATTCTCGCGCTGCATATCGTAGCGCTGGCGGTACTTATCCTCGGGAATGTAGAAGCGCCACAGATACTGATAGCGCCCACGTTCCCGAAACTGCAACACAAAGGCGCAGTAGTCGTTCACGGCCGCAAGGTCGAGCGCTCCGGTACACTTACACCCGAGTAGTTCATCCTGCGGGACCACACTCTTGTTCTCACACCACACGCGGTCGGGTATCCACACCGTCGGCGCATCCATCCACACGTTGAAGCTCTTGGTCATTATGTTGGCTATCTTCGACGGCTCGCGCTTCATCTTGTCGTACTGGTCGCATAGCCACTCCTCGGAGAGTGATACACCATAGCAGGGGTTAGCTTTTACCCACATTGCGGGGTCGTCTACCTCGCTGACATCGTCGAGGGTGTATATTATTGCGAAGTTGCGGTCGGCCTCCAGTGCACCATCGAGTACCTGACACATCGTCTTGCGGTATGCGAAGCACGGCACCGAGGTGTTCAATCCCGCGGTGGTGATAATGAGCATAAGGGGCTGCTGTCGAGCACCCATAGATGTCTGCATAACGTCGTAGACCTCATCCGTGCGGTGCGCGTGGTACTCGTCGACGATAACACCGTGAGAGTGGCAACCGTCGAGGTTGCGAGCGTCGCTCGATAGAGGCTTGTAGGTGCAACCCAGCTTTTCAAAAGCGATGGCGTCACGTGTTACGAGCGCATAGTTGCGCAGGTCGCTGAAGCGTACCATATCCTGTGCATACTTAAAGCAGATGCGTGCTTGGTCGCGTGTTGTCGCAACCGAGTAGACCTCGGCGCCCATCTCCTTATCGGCAAACTCAAGGTATAGGGCGATGGCCGCTGCGAATGTTGACTTGCCATTTTTACGCGCTATCTCGACGTAGGCTTCTGTAAATCTGCGAGTCATCGTCCCCGCCATCAGCCAGCCAAATAGGTTCCAGAGGATGAAGACTTGCCAGCCCTCAAGTTTTAAATATTCACCCGCCCACTTACCTTTCACGTGGCGGAGCTTCTCTATGAAGTTGATGGCGCGCTCTGCGTGTTGACGCGAGAACACCCACCCCTTGTCTAACGCATTGTCGAGGTCGTTGTAGTAGCGCTCCACAGCACGCTGTACCCAGTGACAAGCCGTTATCTTACCACTGCGTACATCCGCCGCGTACTGCTCTGCTCTATGTAGTTGTTGTTTAGCCATCTATCAGCCCCCCAAAATCATCCTTTTTCTTCTCCTCTGCAACCATCGAGCGCAGGCGCATCCTCGATAGCGGCGACCATCCAAACTGTGACCCGAGCGCATTGACCGCTACGAGCTTGTTGCGCACAACCTTCTCCAACGGGTTGACCTTTGTAACCCAGCCATTCTTCGTCAACTCGTCTACAGTATACCCCTCAGATGCAAGCTGCTCCTGCAATCTAATCAACTCGGCATACTCAAACGAGTAAAGTTCTAACGCATGAATATCCACCTCGGCGAGGATCCCCATAGCAAAGCACTGGCGAGTGACGAACTCGTAGGTCTTCTTCGCTACCCCCTTGAGTCGCGCTGGCACCTTCACATCGACCAACCGTACGGCTGGAGTCTCGACAGAATCCTGCTTGCGACACTTACGGAGAGTGCCGCGTTTTTCCTTAACCGCATCCGGTAAACGCTGCCGTGCCATTACCCTAAAACTTGTTGAATTGGATGCGTGTATAAAAAGCTTGGGCGGCGATTGTCAGGGCAAACATAAAAAGTTGCCGACCCCCTATCCCCCTCGCGCGTTGTAACGCTGTGATTGTCAGCCGTGTGTGGCGATATTAACAAAGGTGTCCGTGGCGCTGTTGGTCGTGAATACATTTCTAACATAATCAATTAAATAGTTAATGAGCAAGTAATTATTCAGTCATTGCTGATGCTTTTACTGGTGTCGATAGTTTTAGAGCACGCTCAATATGTCGAGCGGGCGAGTGTCGAATAAGCAGTTGCGACTGCATCGCAGCCACATAAAGGCGCGTGGTGTTCGTCGATGTGTGGCCAAGCACATCGCGCACCGTCTCCATCTCCACACCCTCGGCAAGCAGTAGACACGCGCACGTGTGGCGTAGGCTGTGAGCGGTTATCCTCGGGTCTACAATGCCGATGTCACGCAGTCTGCGGTGCACCATATGACTTATCGCCATACGTTGTAACCTCGCTCCCTGCTTTTTTCGCGACATAAAGAGTGGTTCGTCCCACTCCTCGACCTCGCGCTCAGACATATAGTCACACAGTAGCTCGTCGATGTATGGCGTGAGGGCTACGGCCTCGCTCTTGTCGTGACGTCCCTTGCGCTGCACCTTCACCACTCGGGTGTCGTATGCCACCCCGATGTCCGACACGTTGATGCGCTCCAGCTCGCACGTGCGGAGCCCGAGCAGCAACATCATCGCCACAGCTAACTTGTCACGCTTGCCCGTGAGGGTCTTGGTCTCTATACTATCGAGGAAGCGCGTGGCATCCTCGCTACTAAGCGCTGACTTGCGATAGCCGCGGAGCTTCGCCGAGCATCGCACACCCTCGGTGATGTCGGTAGGGTAGTAGCCCACACGTTTGCAGTAGCGATAGAAGAGGCGCACCGCCGTGATGTAGCTGTCGATGGTGAGCGTGGAGCGCCCCTCGCGCTCGAGGTACCGCTTGTAGTCGAGCACCTGCTGGCGCTGCGGTCGACGCACATCGTAGTGTATCGAGCTCAACCACCTGAACCATAGCGACACCTTTGCGCGATAGCTCCGCTTCGACACCTCCGCAATATCTGAAGCATCGAGCCACTCGTCAATTATCTGTACTATCGTCTTGGTCGTTGTCATTATAACAGTCCTACGTTCTTTAGGTAACTAATCTCCGCATCAGTAGTTGCTGTTAGTCTCTGCCATTCTATCAGTTGCTCGGCGACGGCAAGCAAATAATCTCTCTCTTCTTCGCTGGCCATATCGCAAACCTCTACCCCCTCTATGAAGCGATACAATCTTGTCGCAAATGTTTTATCGCTAACTATACGATTATCAATTATCGGATTACTCATATCTAAAATAGTGTTTGTTCATAAAACGGTTTTATCTTGCCGTCGAGCTCGTCAATCATACGTAGCTCCGATGGTGTTAGCCGCACTTTTGTGGCTGCGGCTCTCTCGGCTGCGGCTCTCTCGGCTGCGGCTCTCTCGGCTGCGGCTCTCTCGGCTGCGGCTCTCTCGGCTGCGGCCTTGCTCGACAGCAAAAACCCCCCCCCGAAAATTGCAACGCCACCGGCAGTTTTTATGTGCCTGATCTGATCCGCTGGGATAACATACGTAAGCCTCTTTGCTATCTTTTGCAGGAGCGCAGCAGATACCACATTGTCTGGATAGGTTATCTTCTGCAACTCTTTAGAGGACGCTGCGGTTAAGCTGTCGTCTACCTCCTTAATTCTCCGATAAAGCTCGTTGTCACAGATGATTGCGTTATCGCCATAAATGTTCGTGACAAAGGAGGTTGACACCTTAGCCTTGTTGGCATAAGTAACAGTAACCCCGCACACGACCTTGGTGCAGTAAGAAGAAGAAGAAGAAAACAAAGTGAGGGCAGGGGCGAAGAGAAAGAACTTGATTCCGCGACCTACATAAAAGCGTATTATCTTCGACAATATACTGAATGGCGGGTTGTCTATGACTACGCAGCCGTCGGGGTACTCCTCGGCTGTGTAGTCTCCATTCGGGCGGAATGGACGCACAATCTCGGTGTCTTCGGGTAGTTGCGCCTTCTCAAACACGTAGTCCACCACGGCCTCATAAATAGGCTGTGGCGTATAGCAATCGTCTGTGGTCTTCGCTGCCTTGAACTTCGATATAAACTTCTCGTAGTCATTAAAGTCACCACGCTTGCCTCGCACTTTTATCTCTTCGCTCATATCTCAATGTATTATCTCCTATGAGCCTCGCGGCCCGATTTTTTATTATGACACTTATCGCACAACCCCTGAAGGTTGCGGAAGTCGTAGCGAGCACCGCCCTCGTTGATGGGCTGGATGTGGTCTACAACGCGCGCTGCGACGACGAGCCCTCGGCGCTCGCACTCCGTACATAGCGGGTGTTGCTCGAGGTAGAGGGCGCGCACTCTGCGCCACTGGCGCCCTTGGTAGAACTCGCTATTAGCGTGTATGCGTCGCCCCTGCGCCTCGCGCTTGGGGAGGTACGTCTTACGTTTCGGTGTTGGTAATGTCGGCATATCGTATCTCGTAAGCATTAAATTTTAAACATCGCCGGGTGATAATGTCGGGGCGCGCTTCGAGCTCGGCCCGTATTCGCACAAAGGCCTCGGCGGTCAACTTGACCCCTCGGCGCGATAGCTCGTTCTTCAGGTCTAACTCCGTTGCCAGCGGTGGAAATATCCCCGCCTCACGCTTCTCCCGACATATCTCCTCGACTAATGTGGCATATATGCCAACTTTTGTGTGTCGTTTCATATAGTTGCTCGTTTAAGTCGATCTTTGTTCTTTGCCAAAAATTTGAGTATATCGCCATGATAGTCGGTCAGAGAATTATTCTTTCCAAAGCACTGCACCACCTTGCCAGTGCGAAGGTCTATCTCTGCGGTCTCTACGCGCTTACCCTTAATCCTTACCGTCAGTATCAGGCTATTCGGACGCTCGTAGTAGCCGGCGCGGTATACGCAGTGCTTCATCGCCTCGCCCTCCTCGGCAAACTCCTTCACGCTCAGAAGTGGCCTCACGGTCATCGTTCCACTCTCCAGCACAATACCGCGGTAAGGGTTTATAAATTCGCGATACTTACCCTCACGCTTGGCGATTAGTTCCTTCTCACGCTTCTTCTTCTCCGCTCGTATCGGTGCCATCAGGGCATCGTGTGCCCTCTTAAGATTCGGAGGACATACATAATGGGCATTGTGGACGTCACGGCCTTGTCGGTTGAGCATCAGCACATAGTCACACCATAGCGCGCCATCCTTCACGATGTAGCCGTTGCGCATACATATCTTGGCTGCCGTCCACAAGACTTCCTCTTGCGGGTCGCCCTGAATAAATAGTTTGCACAACTCCATCTGCCCCGCCTTGAGGAGCGTTTCGCATCGGCTGTCGTAGAGTATCGATGCAAGCAAACGGTCTGGCGGTAGTGATACCCATCGGCGCCCTGCGCCACGTAACTTATACTCGGGCAACACTCGCCCATAAGGGTATGTCAGGCCATAGAGGAGGTTGTAGTAGTCCAGCGATGGGCGCACCCTGAGTTCCGAGCTGAGTGCCCACGAATCGTAGTAGCCTGTAAAACCCAAACGAGACTTTGCCCTATACACCACGGCGCCACGCCCCTCATTATGCCACCATCGCTGCACAACCTCGTAGACGCTGTACCGTGGTGCATCGCCGAGGACATAGTATGCCGAGACAAACAACGTGCGCACGACCTGCCACCTATCGCAAACATCGACGATGTGCATATACCCCGAGGACTTGCATTTGCGCGACCTGCCCGAGGTGCCTAATAGCTTATGGCGACACTTCGGACATGTCAGCTGCTTGTTGTATGGCCTTGCGCCTTTCGGGAGCGCCCATTCGTGGCCACAATCCATACATCGAGCCTTGCGAGGCGTACACAGCGCATAGTGATCGACACTGTGCTTATGGCCATAGTCGAACTGCTTCGCTGTTATGGGGGGGAGGGTTGTAGCTAACCTCTCTACCTCCTGTTGTGCCTTGTTGAGTATCATAGCGCGAAGAGTGATGGTAGTTCTGCTGTCTGCTGCACCTTCTTTCGTCGCACGGCGCGCACACCGTCGTCGGGCTGCGACATACCCTCGCACACTACAACCTTGCATCCCGGCGCACTCTTCGGCTCCTTGCCGTCGACGTAATAGTGAATAGCTCTACCAAAGACCTCCTCGGCGGCTACGACGCTGGCGCCCTTCGCCTTTACCCAGCCGATGATGTCGTTGCAGCAGCTCGTTATTGACTTTGCGGGGTTCGCGTATGCCTTGGCAAATGCGGGGTCCGCTGCTGCCACAGCGTCCAAGTGCTTCTTAATAGCCTTAGCAAAGGCCTTGTTCTCGTTATCCTTCATAGCTTGGTTATTTGGTTGTTAGTTAGTTCGCTCGCCTTACCCGGTACTGCACAGCTCGGTGGAGCCTCTCTCCTATTATTCGTGGGTCGCACTCCTCAATCACTTGGTGTACTGGGTCTACGCAGTATATCCATACGTTTTTCGCGTCGATCTCGATGCGCTCTATCCCTCGCATCACCATCGTGGAATCTTCGGGTGTCATACGCGCACATATGTCGCGTATCGCCTCCACGAATGGCTCGGGAAATCGTCGCTTCGTCTTGTCTTCTTGCTCCCAGCTGCGAGCTGCGGCGATGCGGTTGTGTATCTTTCGGCCATTACCCCTATTCCATCCCTGAGCTTCATAGTGGGCGTAGAAGCGCTCTATCTCTTTGGCTGGCTCAACAAAATTTTTAATGAAAAACAATTTGAAAATTTCATCTCTCTCTTTTTCTCGTTCTACAAAGAGAGATATATTATTCTTTTCATTGTTATCATTGTTATCATTGTTGTTTGTTGTTAGTTGTTTGTTAGTTGTTTGTTGCTCGTTTGTTATCCGTTTGTTAGATGGCTTGTTATTTTGTTTGTTACTCCCGAGCGCCTCATCTTGGTATTTGCCATAATTACAAATAGTTATGATGGTGTATGCGCTTGTTGATTTGCTTGTTATTTCGCTTGTTGATTTTAAGCGTTTTATACAAGTGCGCACGGCCTGAACTGACAACCCTGTATCTGAGGCTATTTTAGCCACGCTTGTGACGAGCTGGCCGCGCTTCAGGCGCACGCCGCGCCACTTCTTATCTGTATGGTTTGCCGACAACAGAAGGTACATAAATAGCTGTACCATCTCCGGCTTACCAAACCACTCCCAGTCGAGGAATCGCCTATGTAGTATCACCCATCCTTCCATACTATAGCTCTTCTATTTCAATGTTGGGTATCACGGCGGTATAACCATATTTCCAATATGTCGTAGTCTCCTTGTTAGCCACTTTAATGCGCGAATACTGCTTCGTGCGGGCATACTGGATAGCTTCTATAGGGTTAGGCATAACATCATATGGCCAGGGCTCCGTTCTGCGTTTCTTACCCGCCAACTCAAAGATGTCGTCAGCAGAGCGTACGTTGGCATATCGTCGTCCATTATGGTTCACGACGTACGACACCGCTCCCTGGGTGTTAGGCACCTCGACAGTTACCTCCACGGGCCACAAGCTGCGATGTGGGTCGTGTATTAGTCGCCAGCTGATGACCTTGCGACCATCACGCGTGATGTATTTCGTTGTCTTCTTCGCGCTCTGCAACGAGAAGCGCTCGCGTTGTTTGTCCATAATATTTGGTTATTTGAGCGATAGGCGGGGCTCGAACCCGTGACCCTCGGCTTGGGAAGCCGATGCTCTACCTACTGAGCTACTATCGCAGTTGGCAAGCCGGGCCATCACGGAGAGGCTTGCCGTTATGAGAAAACTTAACTTTTAGCTTGGCGGCTTACGCCAGTGGCACGGCAGGGAGTCGAACCCTACTAATGTGGCGATTTCGAGGACAGACAGCATTAAAGCTGGTGCATTACATTTCTCGTCGCTATCCGATTATGACGCTATCGTGCCAAGTGCCGAGGCAAGGACTCGAACCTTGCTAATGTCCCAGGTATTCCGCAGAACCTCATAAGAGGTGTACATTATCTCCAGCCTATCCCATTAACTGGCTATCTCGGCAAGTGCCTCGGCGTTGAACTGGCCACCGAGGCTGTAAGAACCTTACGCAGATGACCCCCTGCGCAGCGGGGCATATAATTACAAAATATTTCTGGCAATATTGCCATTGGGGCTGAGAGGTTGTCCAGGCCTTCTCAGCCAATCCGAGCGAGCCGTCACGGAGGGCTCGGGAGTGCGCCATAGATAGCGCTGTTATTAACCTAAACTCAATAATGAAGAATCACCCTATAGATGGGTTGTGCGGGGCGAGGAGTCGAACCTCACGCACGGTGGCGGTACGGATATACAAACCTTACACTATTAACTTAAAAACTACAAACAATATGTCAGAAAAGTTGCCACCTGCCCTACGCTGCCCCGCAATTCTCTATAATCGATGTCGCCGGTCGTTGCCATTCATCGCTGAGGGATAGTATCTGTACTCCTCGGTCTGCTCTACGGCATCCTGCAACGCTCTCTCCATCCTCTCCTCGTCGAGGTCTACGATGTAGGGGGCAATGTCAATAAATAGTCCTGTCATAGCGTTATGGTATTAGTGCGTTCTGCTCTTATCTCGGCCATCGCCACGCGACGTGCCTCCTTGTCGCGCTCGAAGCGACGCATGTACGCTCGAAGCTCAAAATACCCTCTAATGCGATCGATGATTGTTGCTCTCTTGGTCTCCATAGTCTTATTGTTTATTGGTTAATTAATCGTCTTGCCTCCTGTCGCTGCTGACGCTGGTGTTCAATGAGCCCCGCAATCTCAAGGCGCGAGTAGTATATCGGCGAGTTCTTCGCCTTCCCGAGGCGTATCGGTCGCAGTGGGCCCAGTGGCGCGGTGTGGCGCTCGATGAACTTGCGGCCAAACTCCTCGAATGCCTGGCGCTTGGTGATGTTGTCGTCCGAGGGCTTCATCCTCCTAACCACAGCTGCGGCTATCACATCCGCCATCTGCACTATGTCCTGCACTGTCATCATAGGTTGGGATGTTTTTTTATGAACTCCGCAAGGCTGTGTACGCCCGCCTTGCGAAAGGCGTTAATCTTCGTCGTATGCACCGTCTTTGGCGATATGAATAGCTCGTTAGCGATCTCCACCTCGCTCAGCCCCTCGCAGTATAGGCGCATCACCTCCGTCTGTCGCTGAGTGAGGTGGGTGTTGAACTTGGCATCACATATTAGCCCGGCATACAGGCACTCCGTGCGTAGCGGACATTGCACCTCCTCGAGCTGGAACTGGCCACTGGCGCTGACATCTACACGCCTGTCATATGCCGAGAAGTTGCAACGGATGAAGCGTGACACCACCAGGTAGCGGAAGTATGGAGCGTTGGGCTGTGACTTGCGGTAGAGCTCCGTGAGCGCCCTGAATGCCTCGGGGTATTCGTCCTCGATGCGCACGAAGAGCGCCGATGTGAGCTCGACATCCTCCTGCTTGAAGGAGCGTATGCCGTCGGCATCCGACACCATCACGTTGCCGTGGGGGTCTGTGAAGAACTCTATATTTCTAAGCTGTGCCATAACTACGATACATATAGGTGCTCGGGGAATAGGTCCTCACCAGTGTAGCGAGCATCGCCCGAATGTCTGCGGATAACCTCGGCAGCGGCCTCGCGCTGCGCGTAACTCGGGCGATGTGTGCGCCCTACGACAAAGCGCCAAAACGACTGGTCGCTGTGGATACCCATTGCGGCGCACAGGTCTCCCTTCAACTTCACACGCTCATCGCGACCTACCACCATCGACATGTACACCTGTAGGTGTAAAAGGCCCGACTTTTGCGTCAAATCGTTTGGATTTTCGTTTGCTTTTGCTAACTTTGTCATCGTTATAATATGTTTTACATTGTTATTTTATGCAAATATAAAGACTTTATTCTAAATAAACAAGTATTTATAAAGATATTTTTATAAAGAATTTATTGAGTAAAATATAATAACTTGATTATGAATAGAATAGACCGTAATAAAATTTTGGTGCGATATATCGTATCTACGGGTATTGCGGCTTCTCAAAAGGACTTGGGTCTTAAATTAGGATATAAAAGCGAAAGCGCTTTCTCTCAAGTTATAAATGAGAAAGTCGAGTATCCTAAAGACTTTATAGATAGACTGTGTCGCATACTTCCAGCTCTCAATAGAGACTGGCTACTATGCGGCGAGGGTGAAATGTTAAAGAAAATTGAGCCCCAAGCCATAGTCTCTGACATAACTACTGAGTATAGCGCCTCTGAAGCGCAAGCCGATGAGGTTATCTCGGTGCCTTTTGTAGATAAGGTCACCGCTGCTACGCCCGACATTGACGTGCGCGACCTTGTTCGAGAGAAAGGACATACACTTGAGGAGTTCCCATTCTATAAGATGGTGAAGGGCGTAGACTATATTCAGACTGTTATCACTATGGCAATGGCCCCTCGATACCTTCCGGGTGACTACCTATTTATTCGATTCCGCAATGGCCAAGTGTTATCGGGCAAGATATACCTCGTAGACACTCGCATCTATGGCACTATGCTTCGCTATGTATACATAGAAGAGGGTGGCTACACGCTGAAGGCGCTCAACCCCGAGTTCAAAGATGTATTCGTTAAGAGTGAGGATGTATATAGCATATCCTCGGTGGCGCTCTCGGTGAATGCCAACACATCGCTAACCTCGGAGGTGAACCTTGCCGAAATGGTCAAGAGCCGAGATAGACAAGTGGCGACACTCACCGAGGCTCAAGGCACTATCTTGTCGCAACAACAAACCCTCATCGACGAGATACGCAAACAGAACGAGCGCCTCGACCGTGCCAACGACCGAATATATCAGCTTACAGATACTATTATTAACCTATAAAATGTAATATTATGTTGATGTACCCAGATGGCGAGCTCACGCTTGCCGGTATAATTGTAGTAGCGGCCTGCGTCGTTTACTTTATAGCATCGTTTGTGTTGATTTTTAAGTTACTGAATTTGTGCTCAGATTTTCAGGAAGCACTAAAGATTATGCGCCGTCAGGCGGGCGTGCGCGAGCATAACGGGAAGCTTGTGCCTATTGACGAAGACGGTAATATAAAGGGCGCATAGTTATACGCCCTCTATTCGCCCTTGCATATCTTTGACCACTCGACGAGGGTAACAACCTTGCGATGTGCATCGTACAGGCGCTGCCAATCACGCTCGATATATCTATCCGTGATGCGCATCTCGTTGTCGGAGTGGTTGAGCAGCTCGTGAACGGTGTACTTATCGAGCCCGATAATATTACGCGCGAGCGAGGCGTAGGTGTGACGCGCAGCATAGTAGGTGTAGTGTCGCGAGAATGGCACGCTCTTCTCCAGCGTATTTATAGCTTGCGACACTACTATCTTAAAGCTCTTCTCCGTATATCGGAGGTGGAAGTTGAAGAGGTGAGCTCCGGTGCGATCGCGATAGCGCTCGACAAGGGGCAGCACTTCCGGCTCGATACGCACACGATAGAGGGCGCCATCACCGCGCGAGTCCTTAGTCTTCTGTCGGCGATACTCGATATAATCGCCATGGAGCGTCGTGGGCGCGAGGCTCCACAAGTCGGCATAGTTCATGCCACCGAGGGCAAAGGATAGCATAACCATGTCGCGCCCGAAGTTCCGGCGCGAGTTGATGCGTTTCTCATCCTCGAGGTTGGCGATAGCCTGAAGTGTTGCGAGGTCTACACCACGCGCTGATGGCGCAGGAAGTGTCGGCATCTTATATCGCGTGAAGGGCGTTTGTGGGATGCGTATCTTGCCGCCATCTTCGTCGTTATACTCTGCGCGTGCAGCGTTATGCACAGCCTTGAGTTGCGACATATATAAATATATAGTGGTGGGTGCGATACCTTCATCTCGCAACCACTGCTCATACTCGCCGAGAAGTTTAGAGGTGACGGCAGACACATCCAGCATAGCGCCATTGATATAACGCTCGAGCGAGTTGGCGACGATGTGATACGTATGCGCCGTGGAGGCTTTCTTCTTCTTGGCCGCTACCCTGCGGATGTAGTCCACGAAGTCGAGGCGGAAACCGTATGCCTCCTTGTTCTGCCGTTTGATAGCTGCGACGAGCTCGGCACATGACATTGCATCGACGGCCGAGCCAAGCGAAGTGACAGCCTGACGCCACTCGCGGATAATGTCCTCGCAGGTGTCGATGACATCGCGATCCTTCAGCTTGCCGCTACGTGTCAGCTGGTCGGGCGTGACATATATGTTTGTCGACACGCGCAGCGATGACCCCGCGTGGTATACTCGTATCTTGACATTAGCAGTGCCGTCCTTCCGACGGGTGTCGCTAACCTTTAGGGTAAATGTTGCCATAAAAAAAATGTTGCCGCTTTTTTGGCCGCTTTCTGCGCACAAATATACGCACTTTGTGTGAAATGTGCAAATTTCGCACTTTTCTAAATATGGCTCAGAACCCCATAAAAAGCAGCCGAGAGGCGTCTCACGACGGCTCTCGGCACTCCAGAAACAAATTCTGTAAAACTACTAACCCAAACTTAACGATATGCTGATAATATATTTATACACAATATAATAGCCGTTTACATGACTTTAATATAGCCGCCTATTTGCCAGAAAGTGTGCGCCACACTTTCCCGTCGCCTTCGTAGTCAGCGTCATTGAACCAGTAGGCAATAGCGAGTTCTACAACAGCTACCTCGACCTCCGTGTCTGTCGAAAACTTCTCGCGCGCCCAGCAACTGAAGTCGTGCCACGCGCTATTCAGTGCTACGTAAAAGTCGTATTCATTGACGTTGCCTGGGAGCTTTGTTCGATACTTTGACATAACCGCGTCAGTCTGCTCGAGAGACCAGTGCTCGCCCTTGTACACCTTGCCGTCGGGCGACTTGTGGTGCATCTGCTCGACCTCCCACTTGGCGTATGCCTCATTGTAGTGCTTACCCTGCATTATCTCGTGGGCATCGCGCATAAAGTTCCAGTAGAGCGTTGGATTCTCCTCTTTGATTTTGTGAAGCGTATCGTTCACCAACTTGATACTGGCCCACATCGTTTGCTCGTCACCTTTGAACTTGGCGAAACTCTCCTTAATTATTTGTTCGTACATAGTTAATCACAATTTATGCAACCCTTATATCGGGCTACGGGGTGATACTTCATCTTTCTTAGCCGAGAGCGTATCTTTGCCTTTGGCTCTATTTGTGTCTGCTCCTCGGCCTCCTTAATCTTCTGCTTCTTTGCCATACTCTTTCGTATAATAGTGACAATATATCTATGGCTATGGCTACCCAATTAGACAGGTATGCCATAATAAAGGATAGAGCAACAGCCTCGATAGTATCAATACCATTGTACCATAGCACTCCGAGCGTAATCCAAAAGACACTACACATCGGGCATCGTGCAATCTCGCCAGCGACATTATACACCTTATCGATAAAGCCGAGGTGGTGTGCGATTAGAACTACACACATCGAGACTATTGCTTCTATCCATCCCATTACGCAGCAGCTACTACTGTTAGCGTGAGGGGCGTCTCACTCACGAAGTTGCGTGAGCAGTTGTGACACGCAGCTGTCACAATCTCATTGGCACTCGCTCCAGCTGTGATTGTCACATCGGGAGTCCCTGTGAACGAGAACGGGATAGTGAATGTCTGATTGAGAGGCTGCTGCTTCGTGCAACAAGACCCATCGCAGGGGAGATAGGAGATAACGCCCTGCACGCGCACGGTGGCAACATACTGATTAGTCCCTACCTCTGATACACCCTCCAACGAGAACTGCGGGACAAATACTGGCGTATTGTCCTTGCAAGTCTTATGGCAGAGCTTCTGCGTAATGTTCACCTCTACATAGTAGGGTGATGCAACCGAGCCAGCAGCAAGTGTTGGCGTGATGATGGCTGCGGGAATTTTCTTTGAACAACTCATATAACCTAAATTTTATGCCCTCTACAATTACATTGCTTCTGAGCCGAGGGCTGTTGGCTCAGCATTCTCGTCTGGCGGATATAGAGCTACGAGTATCATTCGCTGTTGCTCCTTGATTGTCTCCATATCAGCCGCGAGCCCCACGAGTATCTCATTATTAACTTTCACACCCTCTAATATCTTTGCGAAGATGTTGATTGGCTGCGTATTTTCCATTTCTCTATCGTATAAAGTTTCGTACTAAGGGGTTGTTCCCCCACTTTTTGATGATGTCTGTGAATTTCTTTGCGGTAACGAGGATGCCCGCCTCATAGTTACCCTTCACGAAGTCATAGGCGGCCTTTGTAGCCTCCTGAGCCTCTGCCTCATTCTCGGCATAGAGGTATATTTCTACTTTGTATGGTTTCATATCCTATTATGGTAATGGTGGTACACCAGTAGGAGGTGTTGCTGGTGTTCCTACACTTATTGGCTGTCCTCCTCGGATCATCTGTATCATATTGTAACCCTCGATGAGCGAGTCCTTATGCTCGCCGATCCAACCGAATAGGCTCTCTGCTCCACTCTTGAAGCGTTCCATCGCTGTGGGTGGCACAATATCGGTGTCGGGGAGGTTGATGTCAGACGCGATGAAGTCGTAGAGCTTCTGCGCCTCCTCGACATTGTTGTTACAGGCTGCCAAGCACGACATCTTAAGCGACATCTTCGATGATGGCTGTATACGCGCGAGGTCTATTATAGGTGTTTTTTTGCCAAACATAATGGTTGAGTATTAAGAGGGTGGGATGCCCCACCCTCAATGACACACGTTAATCGTTGCAAGTGTCGCAACCGCAGGGCTGGGGAGCGCTGTAGCGCGCTACTCGCAAGAAGTTACAACCGCCAATAGCAGAGTTGATGCCGCTATTGTTGTTGATTGCCGCCGCATAAGCAGCAGCGTTAGCAGCCGAGCCACTAAAAGCACCGGCCCCCGTCTGTACGTCTACATACTGAACCGTCGAGGGTGAGTGCTTCATCTGCCAGTTCTCGCGCGATGTACGCTCTGCAAGAGCGAGCTCAGCAAGGCGGTCAATAGCCTTCTCGTTACCACGAGCACGTGCCTTCGATGCGGCATTCAAGCCCCAGCCTACAGCGACTGCAGCGACAAGGGCAGCGCCACCAATCACAACACCGGTGATAGAAGCACCCTGAAGGGCATCCTTACGCTTGCCGTAGTGTACAGGATAGCCACACTCGCCATCACCATAGCCGTAGCCACGACCATAACGGCGGGTTTCATAGAGAGCCAAATCGCCCTTGGTCAGCAAATCCAAATTCTCATTCATAACCTTTGAATCTTTTACATTTCGACCACTATTGGTCTTGATGCAAAGGTCTATAATCCTCATATCTTTGGCGACTTAACTCTTTCCCAAATGCGGACATCATTTCCTAAAATGCGGAAATCAATCCTTTCCAATTTACAAAACATTGGAAAGAATGGTCATAAAGGGCAAGCCCCGAGCATCACTCGGGGCATACCAACTTCGTATGATTTAGGATATATGCTA